CGGGACGGGTTAGCCGTAAAGTCTGGTATGTAGTTGCGCACAAACGGTTCGATAGACTTAGGGCATCTTTTTGATTCGCTGATGTATTTTAGATCATCTATCATTTCGATTTTATAGCTTGGCGCGGTGCCCTGGAAGTCGGTTTTAATTTGAAACTGGTCGCCTAAAGCCAGAAAAGCCGCATTCGGGGCTAAATGTCGATATATGTCGATGAAATAAGGATTGACTAGGAAGATCTCGTCGATGAAGATTTGGTCGAAAGATTTGCCGCGAAACTTCAACAGTTTGATCGCTTTAATGAATGTGACCGCTCGACTGTCATTGTTGATGATCTTAGTTTTGATTTTTTCGTTGTGCTCGAATGTGACGACGCGGAGTGGAGCGATGATAAGTGAGCAATAACCGCAAAAGTTGTCGAGGACTAGCTTACTTTTTCCGGAGCCGGCTACGCCGAGTCGTGCGTCGATCTCGTTGGTGGTCATTTCGGCATCGTCGATGAATTCGAAGTCTTCTTCGTCTAAATTTTCCTTGAGGTACGGGTCGTTATGCAGCGATTTTTTGAATAATGCGAATTGTGATAGGTCCGGCTTCCATTTGAGTACAGCGTTAGCGTATTCTATGTTGTTACTGCCACATCTACAGCCGTCATTGACTTGTTTCTTGGCGTTGTGGGCATCTAACGTTTGCATGCTTTCAGCTATGTCAACTGTTCGAGGGACGCCTCTGATGTTGCTGATGGTGTAGTACACTTCCGCTGAAGCGAGTTCGCTACCGTCGTTGCGCCAGATGTGTATGTTGAAATCGCTGAACAGATCACACAGATAGGTCTCGAATGTCTGACGTTCATCGTCGTCAACGTATGCTTGGAATTTGCTAGTGACGTAGACGTCCGATTTACCGAGGATCATTTTTGCGTAAGTAAAGAACATGTCGCCTGGTGATGCGCTGTGATCTAATAGCACCATGTCGGCGTCTTGTACTTTGGGTAAGTCGGTGTACTTAGTCCACGGATGTGCGACTACATTCTTCATGAGATGGAAGTCGCCGTTGATATAATGGCATGGCAAGTATTGAACTTTCTTGTTTGGTACGCGATAAAAGTGTCCGGGTGCACAAGACAGTTCAACTATGCGATTGCATTTATATTCGAGAGCTACTTTTTCGATGTCGCGATATTTATTAATCATCTTATCGGGATGTGAGTCGGGCGCTATGTGCATCCAATTGCCGGGGTCGTACTTACTGCGGGTTGGTTGTAGTGGTTTGCCTATACCGAGTGTGGTGTAACCACCATGTGCGCAGAGATGCGTTTTGTTGTAGTTAATGCGCTGATCTCGGTTGTAGATACAAAGTACCTTCTTGCATTTGAGCCGTTCGAAAGAAGTTTTGACGCAACACAAATCGTTCCCATATATCGCTGTTCCGATAAGTGGCATGTAGACGGTCAGCTTGTTCTTCAAGGCGTACTTGTCGATCCCGTCGAATATTTCTTTGAGTCTTTGTTGCTGCATGACTTTAGTGTTAGTTTTGACGTTTGCGTCTAGGGCCACTGCGAGCGCGAGATGATATTTGCCATGTTTGGTGAAAGTCAGCGGTTGAACTGGTTTGTTGATGTTTGCGTCGTATCCCTGGAAAAGTAGACGGAAGGCCGCTGCTTGACCTGCGCCGTCGGTCAACATAGAGTTGGCGCAATTTACGTAGAGGCCTTGTGTGTGCGGCTCGATGTCGCTGTAGTCGCCCATGAAGATGGGCTCACAGTCACAGTCAACAGCTACGTAATGGTTGACGATGAGTTGAACCTTCGCGGTTGGCCATTTGGAGTCGTATATGGCGCGCATGATATACGCGTCCAGAGCTTTGACCTTCGGGACATGGCAGATGAAGTTCATGTTGTTGACTTTGGCGACCCAGGCTAACTCATGAATGTCGTGCATGGAAGTGGACAGTGGTTGTTGACTGCCTCTAACTTCAACGTTTTTGGGCACGATAAACGGTGTAGAGATGCCAAATTTGTTATGGAAGAATCTTAATGCATGAATGCCGCAACTTCCATCTCCGGGCGGGTCGTGGATCATTTTTGTATGAGTGTCTTCACGACGTAATAGTTTCTTCTTTCCGTCGTCTAGTTTCTTGTCACCGTCGCTCTTCTTATTTTCCGGCGCAGCTGGTATATCGGCGTCTGCTGCAAAAATGTCCGGCAATTCCAGGAATGTTGCGTCGGTTTTTCCGTATCCTTTTGTGTTGATGTAGCCGTTTACAACGTATTTAGGTACCGCTTTGATACGTAAGTCAGGCATATAGGTGTTTGATGCGGTCTCTACGTGCTCCAGATAATGTTCAACGCTGTGACCGGCGAGGGTGGCGAAGATTTTATCTTTCGTGCTTTGGAGGAACACTTTGATTGAATGTTTGAATTTGTCCCAGAAGCCGCCGTCGCAATTGCGCAAATGTTGGAACATCCCGCTGATGCCTTGAGTTCGATGGAAACGGTTGACCGCTCCGATCATATAGAGACTGATTTGTAACCTCTCGTACGTGTCGTGATCTAGAGTGAGGCCCTTATAGACCAAGCGTTGTTGTTTTTCGACGGTGTAGTATACCGATATGCTTTTGGCGTCGAAGGTTGCGGCGAATGATGGATAGTTGAACATGTTGTCAGCGATTCTTTGGCACCATTTAAGTGCGCTATCGACGATCGTTTTGTCTATTAGAAACGTTCTTTGAAACATGTTGCCGGCCGCGTGTAGTGTGGTCCAATAAAAAGGTACGTCGGGTACGATATAGCATGTGTCGTTCGGTTTGAGGTTTAACGTGCGGTATAAATACTGGTTGCGTCTGGAAGATGTGCGTGTGACCCTAATGTTGGTGAACGTGCTGAGTTGTTCAATATGTTCGAACACATATTCGTAGTATGGGCTACTAGCATGAGTAGTGCACATGTATTTTTTCCAGTTGTAATAATTGTGGTAGTAGGCGTTGCTGTTGTCGTTGAGACTGAAACGGCAGAATTTGTCTCTGCAGCAGCCTGAAGTACCAGGTGTTTCGATGATTTCGTTTTTGTAAAATGTTTGATCCATGACGAACATTTTATCGACGAGGTTGTGCGGGAAGAACATCCAAATGTCGAGCGTTATGCATCCGTGTCTTTCCATGATGTTGGGGATGTCTTCGATGGGTATGTCGTATACGTTGATCATGTACGCATATGGTGCAGTTATGTTGCAATTCTGAGCTCCATGTTTGCACAGATATTTCATGGAGTTGATGTTGCCTTCTAGTTGTAAGTAGGCGTTAAGGTACCTGGCTTCGGTACGTGTGTCAGCGATTAACGTGCATATATGATGGTGTTTGGGAGTACGCAAGGGAGTTCCGCCGATGTCGATGCAACGAGAGAAATTTTTTCCGACCTCGATGCATTTTTCATAAGCATACCTTTGTAGCTCCGCTGGCACCGGATGAGGGTGCCTATGCAGTTGCTGTTTTGTTCCGTCAAAAGTGACCGGTCGAGGTGACAAGGCCTCTTTGATACTTTCGTAATCAGAGTCGGTCATGTAAAACCTCAACGGGTAGCTGCCATGTTCGAACTTGGCAATCACGCGTTTACGTATGTCGTCAGACACGGCGCGGACGTTTTCGTCGATGACGGAGCAGATTGGATTCCAATTCATTTTCAATTATTTTCAATTAAATAGCAATTTATTAGATTTACTTTCGTAAACAATTAGCAAGACAGACCACTTTCTTGCTTCG